GTTCGCTTTTGCGTTCGCATCCGTGGCACTGAGGTATGACCTTGTCCATTCAGTCGGTTCTAAATTCTGATTAAGGACGGGAAGTAGATTTAACTTCTTCTCGAAGGCCTCTATGGTTTTTGAGTTGATGAACGTCTTTTTCTGTTCAGCTCCATCAGATAGGATCAGCTGTCTTAATTTGTTAGGTTGATTAAGTGCATGCTTGAGATTTCTCCTAGTATTGTGTTTATATTTTTCCTTGATTGTACCTGTTTCTAATAGGTGTAAAATGAGTTGTGTTGTGTCTTTGTGACCACCAACGCGCACGTGTTGTTCCACCATTCTCTTATTTCTTCTATATTGTCGTTTAATTTCAGCGACACTTTTGAAATAAGTCACCACACCATCACGTAGTCTGTTCCTATCACTTAGCATTGAGATTAACCCGACTATTTCTTGCTCTAAGGGGAGATCATCTCGGTTCTTCTTATTTATGAAGGATCGTGCATGTACTTCTGCTAGGATACCTTTAAGGTGTTCTGGTATATTAGATGTACTGGCAGTGATGTCGTACTCTAATAGCTTAGATGCAATGTATAGTTTGGCATCTTCGTCGCTAAATGATAAGCCTTGCCCTCCCATTACCGTGGGTATGCGTTTCAATTCTTTACTACTATAGATTGCTCTATAGTAACGTGACAGTTCTTTTGTCTCAGGAAAAATTCCATCAATAATAGTATTATATATTAGATTTCGATTCAATTCTTTCTTAAATGCCATCTTTGCACCAGTCATCTCTGAGAATTTAGGGTCATTGTAAAATACCACGTGATTTCTCTCTATCTGCACAAATTTCTCGCAGAAGCAGCCACTAGTTCCATAAAAGCTTTTATTGTTATTTAATTTAAGCCCGAATTTATCAACGTACTTTTTGTATATTGATATCTTCTTTGGAGACCAGCTTGCTATGAGATCATCACCCATGATTCTAAAATCTCTCTTATTTGATGCCTGTGACGCGCAATAGCAGTGAATTATACTGAGGAGAGGCCAGCTTCCACCAAGTCCCATGTGGATACCTGTCTTCGTTCTTTTACCCTTATAATTCATTGACCCAACGCATTTAAGAGCCTCACTTGTAAAAAGGTCTGACCATTTACACACAGATGCAATATGTGCGATAATACTCTTCGCCACTTTATGTGGTATATTATCCGTTGCAGCAGAGAAATCTGCGCTATACAATTTATTGTGTGTAGCTCTGAATGGTTTCAGATACTCCTGTCTTAATGCTTCATATGTTCCATTGAGCTTATCCACTATTGACATTAGTCTTTTATTCAATAGTTTCGCAATATGTGTTGTTGCGGCCGGATGTGTTGATGCTGTTCTTACTTTAGCACCGCACTCTGGTATTGCTGTTACTTTGATATCTGGTATATCTACAGCACTGGATAGTTCTATAGCTCTCTTATAAGCATAGACAGAGAATGGGGTTTCGTCTAAGGATCTTAATCTAATATCTATGAGAAGTTCTTCTCTTCTATAAGCAAAATCTGTAATTACTGCCAATGGATTATCTTCCGTGTAAATGTCAAAAAACAGTCGGTGGTACATGAGTGCATATTTCTTGTGCTGTTGTGTCCCTACTGGGAAGGGGTTTCTCTCATATTTATTCATGATGAGTGTCTCTATCCTTGCTTTACGTTGATTTTCCTCTATGATTGAATCAATTAGCCATTGTTCCATTTTTTGTTCACCTTGTGACATTTCCAAGTCGTCATGTGCATCGAATCCCAATTCTCTTGCAGAA